GAGTTTCAGCAGCCCCGCCTGCGGCGGATCATCGCAGCGGTTAGCCTGTTCGCTGCCGCTGGTCGCCGTCAGACCCGTCAGGATGCCCCACAACGGCGCGGTCTCGTTTGAAACCTCAGCGGGCAGATTCATCATGAGGCCCGTGCTGGGCATCATCATTGCGTTGAACACGTCACGCGACAGGCCGAACGGCGACAATAGACCACCGGGGCCATGCGCCTGAACATTCGTCGGCGTGGTCGCCGGAGCCTTGAACGTAATCCCGGCTTCGGTCATCGATTTGTAGGCAGCAATCACAGCGTTGATGTCAACGCCTTCCAATGGGTTGCTCATGATAATCTCCTAAGATCACCGGCGCTCACGCTTTAGGCGGCGTTGGCGTCGATGGCATGAATGGCATTTGAGCGCCTCTGATCAACTGATCGATGACGCTATCGACTGGATCGGTGTGTTGTTCTTTGAGAGCCACGGGCGTACCGTCCGCACTCCGCAGCAATGTACCGCCTGATTGCGACGGACGGAAACCATTGAAGAAGCCACGCGGCTGATCGGCGGTCAATTCCTTGACTTGCTTCGTCAATTCGGTGATCGCCGTTTCGAGTCCGGCTTCTTTTGTGGCAGCCTCTTTCATGGTCTCGGTCATCTTTGCCGTGATCATCTTGTCGATGTACGGCGCGAGGCCCTTCGCCATTGCTTCGTAATCAGGCTCTTCCGGTTTCTTCTCAACCTCTTCCGGTTTCTTCTCAGCCTCTTTGAACTTCAGACCACGCTCTTGAGCCGCCTTTTCCGTGGCATCAACCTGTTTGAGGACGGCATCGGCCAATGCCGCATCGCCCAGGAGTTCGCCCAGTTGCTTGATCTTTTCCTCTTTCGTCGTCATGTCGTTCTCCTTCACGATTGCGGCCAGCGGTGTCAAGTAGTTAGATGCTTTGCCGCGAGGTAATAGACTGCGCTCGAATGTGTACGAATCGGCATACACGCCGTTACGATCAGGCTGATCAAGTGGATGAAAAAAGCCAATCGACCCAGCCCATTGATCGGCGCGCCCTTTAATCGCGGCGGCGGTTCGTTCGTCTCGAAATGTACCGGACTCTATCCGGACGCGGCCCAACATTTGCGAATAATCGCAATCGCCAATGTCCACCCCGGCTCTTTGGTCGCGACATCAGGATAGCCTATGTGCCACAAACGCAGCGGCCCATAATTGCCGCCGATATTCATCCGCTCAACATCAGCCTCTTGCGCTTGCTGCGACACAATCTCGCCATCCCGATCTTGATAAGAGTTTGTAGATAGCAGAATCCAGCGATGTTTGCCGTTGATCTGTTTATAGATGAATGGACACGTCGCGCCGTTATCAACGCTGAGATCATGGAAATGTTGGAGCCGTTCCGCGTCAGTATTATTATTACGGCGACCTTCCTTCAGCGCATTAAACACGCGCTCGAATAATGACGGCTTGGCCTCTTTCCGCGTAACGTTCAATTCACTTTCCATATCGTCGCGCTCTTTATCCGACAAGGCGCGATACTCGCCGTACTTAGCGCGGATCGAGCCGCAGACCTTTTTAGCCGTCTCTTCATCGCCGTACTCTTCCATCTGATCGGCTATGCACTTGTCCCAATCGTAGGCGGCCTTGTCCGATTTTGCGTCCGGCACATTGGCATATAGCGCCCGCTGTTGATCAAGTGCCTGACGGCGTGTAGGATGTGTACCGTAAATCTTGCCAGAATCGTCTACAACTTCAAACTCGTCATTTTTAGGATTGATTGAAAATGGCATGTCAGGCTCCTAATTCTTTGTCCAGGGCGAGAATCGCAGCCGGACACCCCTGCGCAAATTGCGCCCGCGCTACAAGTTCGGTTAGTTCACGTTCGGCGCTGGTCTGTTCGTCAAGCGCCCAGATCAGCCACGCGCACGTTTGCGGATCGTCGCTGGCCTGCGCCTGCGCGTGGATCGTTTTGATGTACTCGGTATTGATCTTTTCACGAGCCAATGCCAGATTCGCACACACTGCAATAGCCGTGAGCATGTCCAGCTCAGGCACGTTGACACCTTCCAGCGGTGTGATCAACGGATATTCGTTACGCGCGATGACGTAAGCGGCGAACCTGTCGGCATGTTCATTTTCTTCTTGACCATGCGCGCGAAAGTTTTTGGCAGCGCCGGATAGATTGAGATAGTCAAGCCGATGGGCTAACGCCAAATATATCGCAGCGTTGAGCCGCTCGATGTTCACCTGTTTAATCAGACTATCGCGCGTTACTGGATCAAGTGCCATGCTCGCCGCCTAATGAAAAAGCCCGCCGCCTCAAATTGAGGTGACGGGCTTTCTTTTCCCGATGCGGCTTGTAGGCCGCACTATTCACTTGTATCGTTATTATACAACAAATGTCAACATGGCTACAAGTTGCGCGCCGCTATGATCATCTCTTCGACCGTTTTGGGCTGGCGCGGCGCATGACCGTTACAATGTTCGGGCGGCCCACAGCGCCAAATCATCATTAAATCCGAATCGACTAGCGCGAAACCACAGATTTGACGCAGACGTTGGATCAATTTCCATTCGGCCTCAGTGACAAGTCTATTTGTTGGATAGTCCATTTAGAGTCCCTGTCCGGCTCCATATGATGCCTGATTCAATACATCGCACACATATCGCGCCACTTTGGGCTGCAGGCGCATTGTGATGGTCGTCGTAAAGTTGCGCGCCACAATACCGGGCCGTGGCCGCTTACGCGAAATGAATAATACCCGTCCACGACCCGCATAGGCCGCGATGACATTCGGCTTTGACTTGCTACGCCAATCACGACTCAGTGTGGCATAGCGCACTCGCGTACCGCGATCAACCCAGCCAAACGGGAATACAGGATCGACATCAACTTTCCAGCCGCGCGGCGTTTGTTGCGCCTCGAACGTCGGTTGATTGATCCATGTGCCAGTCGCCTTCTCAAAAAGCGGGATCGCCTCTTGGCGCGTGAACTCACCCATTGCGCGCTCGACAACGCCCGGCAAATTGCGCGCCATGCGACGATACCGAGCGGCGATCTGCGTGATGTTCGATTTGATGATAATTCTCATGGCGTGAACCGCTTACCGTCATCAGTCATTAAATAGTGTTGACAATTGTATCCATGGCAAATAAAATCACGAGATGGCGGATAGCCGATTGCCAGCCACTTCTTGACGCTATAGCGTTTACCCTTGCGCGATCGACAATCAGCACACGATTCGTTGCCATCATCACCCACCATTGTGAGCATGATGTTTTTGCTTCCACGCAAACGACCTTCGGCGTAGACCATATCCAACGAATCAGTGTATCCGTCCGCGCGATCGTGTGCCAACCCGATCAGGTCATCGCGTGTGATGTCGTCCTGTTTCTTGGCATCTCTGAGCGAAGCAAACGCCGTCAACACGTAGCCGATCTCCGCTTCAGTGCGGTCGTTCAACCACGCCAGATCAATGCTGTCGCCCGTCAGATCGCTTTCGTCGCCGCCCGATTCGGTGTATCCACGCATGAAAGCGTCGTAGAAGTACTCCACGATCAATTTGCGCGCATCATTTCGGGCCTTGACAAGGCTGTCGTCCATCGTCAAATAGCCATTGAACGCGCCAAACAATTCGATGTTATAGCGCTGGCGGAGCGGTCGATAGCCCTCGGCTTTTTCAGCAACGCCCAATCGATCATCAACGGCGATGATCAGATCGTCAAGCAACGCGAGGACTTCGGCGCGCTCGGTCATGTCGTCAACGCTTCTTTGATACTGAGTAAGTGTTGTTTGATCGCCGTGTAGTCAACCATTTTCGTCTCAGGCTGCCCAGTCTGAATTTGCGCGTCACCGGCTGGATTCGCCTCGATCACAACCTCTGGCGTTGGATCGTCAACCGGCTTTTGCTCATCAGTTAAAACCTCGATCGTGATGTCCTGCGGAATGTCTTCATTTTCTTTCGCTAACGCCCGCGCTTCGCTGGCCGTAATCTCACCGGTCGCAACCTGCGTCGCGCGCGTGGCGGCGTGGGCTTGTTGAATCTGCGCACGAGACATCTCTTCGCGCAGGTCTTGCTCCGCAAAATAAAACGTGGCGCGATTGGGCAATACCTTCTGATCGAGTTGATGCGTCAATTCTTTTTGATACGACGCCAGCGTGCTACCCTCTTGCTTCTCGTGCAGCACCTGCGCCTGCGCGCCCGTACCAAGTGATCCGCCGCCTAGCAGGGCGGGGTTAACATCCTGCGGGTCAAGTCCGATGCGATTAGCGTATGCAAGTTGTGCGTTCTCAATTTCCTTCTGGCGTTCGTAGCCGTCCGGCAATTCGCGCAAGTTAATCGATTCATGCCGCATTTCGACCTGCGCCAAGATTCCGGCAATGATGTGACCCTGATAGTACACTTGACCCTTGCTGATCGCCTCGGCCTGCGCCGTTTTTAGAAGCGATTGTAATTGCACATCGTTGACGCCGGTGATGAAGTCGATCACGTTCGCGCCGCTGCCTGTCACTTTCTCGGTCAAATAGCGATCCATCACGGCCATTTTGTAGACGGCTTGATAGATGTCGTCCGCCGCACAAGTTCCACGCCCGAAGGCGGCCTGTGCGGTGTTCGGCATGTCCACCAACGCGATGACTTGATCCTCGCGTAATTCGTGATAGTAGCCCTTCAAATCAAGGAACACATAGGGGATGCTGGGGTCATTCGTCCGCATAACACGCAACGAATCAAGATGTATCAGTCCAATGATCTTAGAGCCAGCCGATGAAGACGCTCGCACGATTTCGATGAAGGCCCCGTTGTTGGTCGTCAGGTAATCGCGGATCGTGCGCTTCTGTGACGGCACGTAACCATCACCGCCCCAATCGACCAGCATGTTACGAAACCGATCGATGCGTTCGCCCTTGATTTCCCATGACATCGACGCGATCTTAGCAGCCGCTTTCGCAATCGCGCCGGCCCAGAACGGCTCGTGACGCGGCGTCATGCGTAGGATGATGTCGCGTGTCCAGTAACCGACAAGCGGCGCGGGATACATCCAGTCGGGCGGTAGATCAGTCGGCAATGGGAACGATGCCGCAAGACTCATGTACCACGGAATCACGTAATTGACGATGCCATGTCCCTGATATTCGGCGGCGTCATTAGCAGTCACGGAATCCTGGAATAGATCAGTAGTCAGTGCATCGGCCATACGTCACCCCATAATTCTGTAGACGGTATACATTGCCATGCTAAGCGACACTGCCAAATCGATTTTGCCGGACTCCTCGCGCTTCACGATCCTCAACTTGCGAGATTCAGGATCGATTTTGCGATTCGCGTTGTCGATGTGAGCGCGCAAATCAGCGTTGCCGTCATGCGCAATCCGCCGCGCCAAAATCATGTCATACAAGAATTTATCCGCTTCTAGCCGATCCTTTTGCTGTGGAAACGGCACACACGCTATTACGCCGTCACGCATTAGATCAGCGCATAACGACTCCAACTGATATGGATCGTACACGAGTTGCACGAGCGCATATTTAGGCGCGTACACATTGCGGATCAACCAATCCGGCCCCGGATAATCAGCGCTCCCGCGAAAGTCGATCTTGCCGCCATGCGGCGGCTTCCATTGGTGAATCACCCGCGCAGCATAATTGCCGGGCTTCGTCGGATGCGCCGTAACTCCGACTAATCCAAAACTGTCATTACTCACGCCCGCATCGAGCGCGATCACCATTGGCTCGTTAGGCGACAACGGTGATAAGTCCTCGCGGCACGCATCCCATAATGTCATCGATGACAGGAATCGATCCTCACCAATATCCTGGAACGCCTCGTCCGGTGTCGCCGGATATTCCTGCCTGTGATATGCGCTGCTAATCGCGTCCGCTTCTTGGCGAGCGTACCATTCATCAGTGCGATCAGGCCGCGATTGCCACGCCAGGAACAACGGCGTGAAACTGTTCAACCCCTTGACCGCCGCGCCCCACATTTTGTGAAACGGATTGCCGTCGCCCTTCGCCGTGCTGATAATGATCATCTTGCCGCCATCCGCAATCGCCGGCCTGACGGATGTGTACAGCGTGTCCGCGTAGCGCATCTTAGCAAACTCATCAATGATGGTGAGCGATGCTGTAAATGATGATCCTGCGTCCTCGGTCGCTGCGAATGATTTGATCCGGCTCCCGTTTGACCAGCCTATCGTCGTCACGTTGTCCACAATCAGCATCGCGGGCTTGTGCTTAAGCCGCTGGTAGATGCCCTTCACGCGCCGGATCATTTCGTTAGCGCTTTCCTGATCTTTGCTAAAGACCATCACCAACTTACCATCGTGAAACAGGCATAGCCAGAGCGCATACGTTAACGCTAGCCACGATATGCCCAACTGTCGCGCTTTGAGTATGATCACTTGTGCAGTGTTTTTAATGATTTGCAATGCTTCGCGCTGTTTCGGCCACAGATCGAACCGGGTAACCGATACATTATCGCCCTGCGGTTCTTCGATGAAAACTTCAGACATCCAGTCTTCAATCGATGGCGGAGTCTCGATCTTCGTTTTGCTTCGCTTGCGCCGCTCGATCTCCGCTTTGGCCCGTAGTTGCAATGATGGAGCGTAAGTCGTCACCCTTTACTAACCTCGCTAATTGTTCATCATCAAGTTTCGACACATCGAGTGCTAATGATTCTACTTGCTGCCTGTCCATCTGCCCCAGCATGTTTTTTCCCAGCCAGATTAACATGGTCACATTGCCGGATAGCGCGACCTCAGTTTGCTTGCGGCGCAATGACTTATGAAGTGATGCCCGCCCTTTGCGTGTTTCACTTGCAAAACGACGCCCGATCGTCGCTTCGGACGCGCCGAACATCTCGCCTATCTCACGATTGGTCAAGCCGAATGATGCGAGTTTTTCGACCTCCGCGCCGTCTACGGGTATTTTAGGACGTGCCATAATTTCCTATTTGACAACCAAACCGATTTGGTATATTATCAACAATGGAGGAATAAAAATGACCAATCAAATTAGCATGTTCGACGCCGCATCTACCCTCGGAAAACTTGGCGGTCTGTCTCGCAGTAGCGCCAAGATCGAAGCCGTCCGCGCAAACGGCAAACTCGGAGGCAGGCCCATAACCGCCACCGTCAACCCTGATGGCGTATCTGTCAGGGGCTGCTCGTACATCTACGCGCCCGCTGGTCAAGCCGGAGAGTATGCGCCACTGGCCTGCAATCCCTACAGTGGATGCGGCCACAAATGCGCGTACTGCTACGTACCCGCCGTCCTGAAGATCACCCGCGAATCGTTTGACGCTGGTGCGTATCCCCGCGAAAACTTCATCGATAAACTCAAGAAAGACGCCCGAAAATATCAGGCCGCTGGAATCACGGAGCAGGTCATGCTTTCGTTCACGACCGACCCGTACCACCCCACCGACAACACGTTGACGCGGCGCGTGCTGGAAGTCATGATCGATAATGGCCTGGCATTCTGCACGCTCACCAAAGGCGGCAGCCGCGCCCTGCGTGATCTCGATTTGTTCCGGCCCGACCGCGACGCCTTCGCCAGCACGTTGACCAGCCTTGACCCCCAGTTCTCCGCGAAGTGGGAACGCGGTGCGCAACTGCCCGACGACCGTATCGCCACGCTGCGCACATTCCACGACGCCGGAATCTTTACGTGGGTGTCGCTGGAGCCGACGCTTGATGTTGAAGCCAGTATGCAGATCGTGCGCGAGACTCATTCGTTCGTTGACCTCTACAAGATCGGGCGCGTCAACTACTTGCCGATGACCAAGACCACCGATTGGGAGGACTACACCCACCGCATGATCGACCTTTGCCAGTCGTTGAATGTTCGCCACTACGTCAAGCACGACTTGCAACCGTTTCTGCCTGCCGGGTATTATAACCAGAAGCGAGTTGCCCAGCACAATTGAACGCCAGATAGTGCTTGCGCCCGTACGACCTGTGCGTGATTCTCGTCACCCCACGCGCCGCCAAGTATTCTCTAAAGTATTGCCATCCCCGC